CACTACGACGCCTCCGACACCTTCAGGCTGGAGGCGTCGTAGTGCTCGGGCTCGCCGCCGTCGGGCGTGTAGACAACGATCACGGGTGTGCTCCTATTCGATGCGCCGCCGCACGTCGTCGGTGACGCGTTCCACTTCACGGGTGATGCGCGGCTGGTGCGCGCGCACGGTCTTGTCCCACCACAGGGGGGTGGCGGTCTGCTGCGCCCAGCGGCGCCTGTTGCCGAACACCGGGTGCCGGATGCGCCCGGTGTTGATCACGTTGGGCATGTTCCGCAGGTCGCGCGGCAGGCGGTCCCGGTCCACCCAGACGCGGGCACCCGGACTGCCGCCGGTGCGCACCGAGATACGGATCGCCTCAGCGATCGTCGCGCGCAACGGCCGGGTGGTGGGTGAAGGCCCCCCGCGCTTGCCGGAGCCGCGGCCCTGGGATCGGATGTCCAGGCCTCGGATGGTGTCCTGCAGGTCATCGCGCAGCGGCTCGGCGGCGCGGCGGATGCGCCGCTGGAACGAGGCGCGGATGTTTTCGTGACCGGCCCGGCGCAGCCGCGCTGACAGTTCGAGCAGCTGGCCGGTACCGATCACGCGGATGCTCTGCGGCACCTCAGCTCACAGGGTGGCGTCGGTGCTGATGTACTCGATCTTCACTGGGTTGGTGCCGTCGTACAGGGCAGTGAAGTTGAACGTCGGCTTGACCACGCCGAAGCCGTCGACCTGCGGCGGGCCCTCGTCCAGGCGGATCGCGGGCAGCGTGATCCGGAACGTGTCGTAGTACGTCGTGGCGATGTTCGCGCCGACGAACTCCCACACCAGGGACGTTGCCCCGTCGGAGGTGTGCAGGTCGTCCAGGGTGGTGGCGACGTAGTCCGTCTCCAGGTTCCCGGTGATCTTCACCTGGTCGTTCTCGATCGGCTCGCGCTTCAAGGCCGACTGGTTGGCGTAGAACCGCTCGACGTCCTGCGGGCGCTCGATCTTGCAGGACACCTTGCGGATGCCGTCGAGCGCGGTCTCCGTGCCGAAGCTGCCGGTCTTCAGCGCCATCTCCCCGAAGTGGAACGGCGACATGCTGGAGTACGACGCGGCGGCCAGGGTCTGGCCCTCGTCGCAGTCCTTGCCGTCGATCTCGAACGTGCTGGTGAGCATCTCGCCGACGCCGCAGGAGAACTCACCACTGGTCACCTTGCAGCCGACGAACGTCTTGTCGGTCACGGTGCCGGTGGTGAGCGGCACGCCCTTCTGGATCGTCAGGGACTTGCCCGCGACGGATGCCAGGGTGTGGGTCTGCAGGTACGCCGGGCCGGCGCCCTGCTGCACGGGGGTGACGCTGGTGCCCATGAGGGCCTGGAGCAGGAGCCCCATGCCCTTGTTGGTGACCTCCAGGTCGAGGCTGCCGCCGACCTCCCGGCGGGTGACCACGCGCCGGGAGGACAGCGCCATCAGCCGCCCGGCCGCGATGCCCGCGCTCTGCGCGGTCGTCTTCTTGAGAGCCAGGGACTCCTTGGTGAACTCAAGGAACTTGGACGGCGCGACGAACGTGCCGTAGGTCGACTCGGCGGCAATGCCCAACTGAGCGCCGAGACCGGATCCGATCGCCATGGATCAGCCCTCCGTCTTCTGCGGCCGGGCCGCGGTCTTCTTCACCGGCGTCGACGCCGGTACGTTCTGCTGCACCACCGCCGGCTGGGCCTGTGGCTTCTGCAGCGGCTGCGGCTCGACGTCGGGGGCCTCGTAGTCGGCGGGCTCCTCGACCGGCTCCCAGTTGGCGGACTGGCAGACGTAGCCGTCGTACCGCTCGTCGGGTACCTCGACGACTTCGTCCGGCTGGACGGCACGCCCGTCGAGTTCGGGCACGGTCACCGGCTCCGGGCCGATGAAGCGCACACGCGCCATGGGGAACTCCTCATCAGATCCGGGCGTGGCAGGTCACCGTGAACGCCAGGCCGGCCCGTGCGCCCTGGTCGGTGAAGGACTGGATGAGGGCGCCCTGCGTCAGATGCGCCCACAGCACCGCGCCGTTCAGGGTCGGGGCGGTGGGATCGGGCGCTGAGGCGCGGATCGCGTCCTCGACGACGGCGAGCACGGCGAAAGCCCGCGCGCGCACGGCCGCGAAGTCGCTGTCGCCGCGCCAGACGTCGATCAGGCATCTGATGTCGAAGTCCTCGTCGCGGGTGCGGGCTCCGGCTGCGTTGAAGGTCTGTGCGAACTGGGCGGCCTGCTCGCCGTCCGAGGACCAGCCGACAGCGATCACGTCGCCGCGGGCCATGTCGACCGTGGGCGGGCCGTCGAGAATCTCGACGTCGGACAGCTCGGGGGCGGCGCGCAGGGTCGCCACCAGGGCGGCCATGGCGGCAGGCACGGTTGAGGTGGCCATCTATGCCACTCCCGGCGGCTGTTTGTAGGGCTCCAGCATCTGCACGGCCCGGTTCGGAATCGCATAGCCCAGGCCAGGAATCGGCTCGGTGACGTCGAAGTCACCGACCCCCAACTGCGGGCGGCCCGGACCCTGCTGGGTGCGCCACAGATGCTGAAGGATGATCTTTGCTGCGGCGGTGACGGCCGCAGGCACGATGCGCCGCCCGGCCGTGTACGTCACCCTGAGCGGCCCGTACAAGCGACTGCCGTCGAGGCTGCGCACGATGCCTGAACTGCTGGCGTCCAGGCCGCTCACCGCGTAGGTGGTGCCCCCGGTGAGGACGGACGTCACGCTAGCCAGGGACAGCACCGGCGGCTGCCGCAGCGACAGCGCGGACACGCCGCATGCGTCGTGCTCCTCGATGACCGTGCGCACCACCACGGGCCCGGTGAACACCTCCACCGCAGCGGTGACCGCCTCGATCCAGCCCCGCAGCTCGTCATCGTGTGCGGTCGACGTGATGTTCAGGTGCGCCTTGGCGTCAGACAGGCTCAGAATGCCGGGCGGTGCCGCTTCCCGGACATCGAAGGAGTCGGTGTACGCGCCGGCGTTGAGGCCGGTGGCGACCCAGCGCACGACATGCCGCCCCGCCTGGCCAGTGGGGTAGTCGTAGGCGTAGGTGCCAGTCGACACCGGGGTGACCGGCGAGACTGTGACGCCGGTCTGGTCGGGGAGCGTGATGGTCAGAGCCATCGCGCCCGCATTGGCCAGCGCCCCGGCCGCGTCCCGCACCGTCGTACCCAGCGGCACGACGGCACCCAGGTCGAAACTCATCCAGCCCCCCTCACCGTGGCTGCTGCTCTCGGATGGGGGCCCGGCCCGGCCAGACCGCGCTGGAGCGGGCGCATTCCGCCGGGCCGGGAGATGTTGAGACTGTCCAGCCCTGCGAAATCCGGGGTGCCGGCGTCGCGGTGCGCCTCGAACAGCAGCGACAGGTCGGTCTGCTGCACCCATGCGGGCGAGGAGGCTGTGCGGCGCACCGTCCAGGCCAAGCCATCGGGCGAAGTCTCCCAGTACACGACGCCTGCGTCCTCGCGCAGTCGCAGCCAGGCGTGCGCCACCGGATCGAAGGTAGGGAACAGGGCCCCGGCGTCAGCGTATCCGACGCGCAGATACAGGCCCATGGCGTTCTGGGCCTGGTCGACGAGGAAGCCCGCGTCGGTGCCGCCGACATCGCTCAGCACCAGCAGCGAACAGGCCGCCGTCGAGGCGCCGCCGGCCGCAGGCGGATGCACGCGGGCGGCCACCTGTGACCACGACAGCGTGTAGCCGCTCGCAGATCGAATGGCCGCATAGCCGGTGGTGCATGGCACCTGTGCGCGGCCACCCTGTTCGAGTGGGTCTCCGTAGGACTGCGACCACAGCACCGGGTCCAGGACGCCGTCATCAAAGTCGTCGCGCAGCATCCCAAAGCCCGGCACGGCTCGCCCCCTACCTGGACTCGGCCCGCTCCGGTCCGCCGTCGCGGGCCGGCTGGCGGCGACGCGCGGGCTGCTTTCGGCCCGTTCGCTCAGCGGCAGGCGAGCCTTCCGGGGTCTCTATGGGAGCGTCACGCACGAGTTCGGCGCGTACACCGTCGGCCCACTGGGCGGCCTCGGAGCCGGGCAGGTCGATCTCCTGCCCGGCCTCCCAGGTGAAGCCCGTGCCCGCAACGCTGGTCAGCATGCGGATACGGGCCATCAGTCGCCCAGCCCCCGGTGCAGTTGCTGCACCTCGCGGGCGCCCTGCGCCTCGGCGGCCCTGACCGCCTCCTCCTGGGCGTCCTTGAGGGCCTTCACCTCGGCGTCCGGCTCACTGCCGCCGACACCGTCCGGGTTGGATGCAACACCGCGGGCTGCGACATCGACAGCGGACGCC